GACGAATGGATCCAACAACACTTACACACAGAAGGCATAATGAGTTATATGGGACGCCCAAACTATTACAGTGAATGCGGCGTGCTATACTTTAACCTAGGAAACACACATACAGAACAATATGTTAAAGATGTTTGGGATTACTATGTAAATGAAACTGTATATGAACTACAAGAACAACACGATAGTTACGTATGGGATTATGTAAGACACAAGCATGAACAGGAATACAAGCACCAATTTAGAAACTTAGGTGTAGATCACAAAGTGCCAGGTGGACACATACAAGCACACTTATATGGTGAATGGTTTGATCATTGTAAAGGAAAACGTAAGATTCAGGGCAAATCAAAGGAGAATCCTTACAATGGATAGCGGTGATAGGCGTATAGAACACAGGTGATAGATGATTTATTCCAACAGGCCACCCCACCTAAGTCTTTGAAAACATTGAGAAAATCACTGGTCCACCGTGTGAGCAGGCCCCTATAAGCCAGATCTCCACCGTTCTTTCACGGTCTAATTCACCCTGAATCCACGGTTGTAGGCCCCTCTGATGTGGCCATACGGATGGTTATCTAATCCTTTTGATTATTTTTTAATTATAGCACGGATTCTCCACCCAGTCAATGGTTAATTCATCCAAAAAATCTCTGGGCCACGGTAGAAAACGGTTAGATACCTTAATAAAAAGGTTGACACCGTAGGGGTATGGTGTTATACTATAGATATACTGAGGGGCGTCCTACGGCCTAGGGCAGGCGTGTTGTTTGTATTGCGTTGTATCTCATCTCGTTCAAACTGGGGTTAATCCTTCTCCGCACAAATCACACTCAAAACCTCACCCGTGTCATAGTTTGGCACAATCACACAAGGATTTCCATTCACAGTAACTACACTAGGCGAGCGAACTGCCATACCGCGTGTGTCTAGGCTAGCACATCCTGCCAATAGCAAAAATAAAACTATGAGGAGGATGTATATGGGTATGGTGTATTTCAGGAACATTCAATCTCCAAAAATTGCTTAACCGTTTTTCTGGCGAAACACTTCGTGCTCATTTGAACAGTTTAGAGAAGCCGTTTTGGTTGTCCCAAAACTCAGCCAGTATGTCAGCCAATTCTGTAGGTTCCACAACATAGTGGACCTTGACTTCTGAATCCGCGTTTATGAGGCCTTCATCCTTTTCCTTGAGGTTGCCCAGCACAACGCCTTTTCTTTGGGCGATGTCTATGATTGGCTCCCAACGACGCCAATTCATGTTTCCTGGGTCTATGTATGATTTGAAATCCTTTTGGCTTACTATGCCTTTGAAGTCAACTTCATAGATGTCACCACCATGTTTTGATTTGCGTTCAGTTACTGAGGTAATGAACACTGGTTCTTCTATCTTTTTGTATTTTGCCATTTTGTTCTCCTAGTGTGTATATTATAGTGTGTTTTGTTAAGTTTGTCAATCACTTTTTTTCCTACGTCTTGCCAAATACTCTGCTTCAGTAAGTTCCTTGGCGTGGACCTCATCAACGTCATACATCAATTGTATTCTATAGTAACCATGTCCGTATGATTCCTCATCAGTGTTGATATAGTGTGTAATTGGTTTTGATTTTGAATGACTGGGTATCTGTGGTTCAAGTTTGTAATATGCCATATCATGCTCCTTTTAAGTATTTATGTATAAATATTATATAGGAGGCAGAAACGATGAGAATAACAGTATCAAGATGGGGAACTAAATTTACAGCCTTTCAAGTTGAAAGACTCTATGCTGAGTGTAAGGCATGGATTGACTTTGACAGTTTCCACGTGTTTACGGACCAACCGGAACCCTTACATCCAGACATAACAGTTTGGGACATTCCGCAGAATGAAGCATATCGTTCATGGTGGAGTAAACTGCTACAATACAAATATTTTACACAAGGCAAAACAGTTTTGTTGGACATTGATATACACATAAGAGATCGTTGTGAATTTCAATTTTCAGATCAATATCTATTGGCACAGTTGGATCCACTTGCTGACTACATACCAGAAAAAAATGTAAAATACATCAATTCAAGTTTTGTTACATATGAAGGAGACTTTAGTTGGATACATGACAAATATATGGCGGACTGGAAAAACATTCAGCATCGTTATAGAGGTGACCAAGAATTCATGTGGGGCGAATACCAAGAAAACTTTCGCTATCACAAACCCCTGTTTGAAAGTTACAAATGGTCAGCAAAATCCAAAGGCTATTCAAAGATGCCTATGGTAAACTATCATGGAGAGGACGTAAAGAAAGATGTCTAAGAATCCACACAGCCTAAGAGCAAATGGTTGGGGTTACTATCCAATTGACCCTAAGTTTAAAGGCGATGACTTTAGGAAAGATATGCGTCCTATGTTTTGGACAGACAAGTTTGATCTGGAAAAAAGTTATTTGCTTATAGGTTGTGAACCAGACCGTATGTTTAAGCCTGGCACTGAACCCAAAGGCTTTGACTTCTTTTGGTGGGACAATTCAATGTTGCCTTGGTTAAGATATCTTTCGCCAGCAAACAAAACAGGACACAAACTATGGAGCAGGCTAACATACTGTGGTTGGAATATGCCTAAGGATTCTCCAGCATTGGAGTCACACAGGCAAAGAGTAAATCGTAAACTACACAAAGAAAGCATGGGCAAGATAAAGGACATAGCAGAACTTTGGGATGGTTGCCGTCCTACCATGCCCATACGTAGAAAACACGCACTCATTGTTGCCTCATCTCATAGGAACCATAGAGAGTTTTATGGACAAACACAGGAACAATGGATATCAGGTATAACAACACAATTGGACAACATGGGTTATACATATGGCGTAAGACAAAAGGTAGGCATACAAGCAAGACGCGGAAATCAAATAGTAGATGAAATGCGTAGAGGAGAATATGACATATTGATAGGTAACCATACCGCAGGAACATCAGAAGCAGTGGTAATAGGTTATCCAGTGGTAACAACAACCGAAAACAATCCAGCAAGAGAAGTATCAACTCATTGGGAAGACTTTGTTAAGGGTGAAATAAAACAATATGATGAAAAACAAATTGATACTTGGGTAACAAGGATCTGTGCCTACACATATTGGCGCAGTGAATTAAACAGTTTAGATTGGATAGATGTTCATCCACAAGCACAACACTTAAAGGAGAAAAGATATGGTATTTCGTAAAGGAGAAGTTTGGAATCCAAACGGAAAGCCTGCTATCTATAAACTAGAACAGCATTGGAATAGAAAATATGCTATGGCAAAAGCACAGGCAAAGTTTAGAAAAGAAGAATGGGCATTTGATGAACTTACATGGTTTAAGATGTGGGAAGACAGTGGCTATGTAGAACACATGGGCAGAAAGGTCCATCAATTTTGTATGGTAAGAAAGGACCCATTGGAGGCCTGGGGACCGCATAATTGTATAATAATAAAAAGAAGAAAACATTTTAGAAAACAAATGTATGAAACCCTACATGGTATACCTTATAGGGACTACATGGACGAGGACGCATCATGAACAGAGGAATATACACAGGCCTAAGAAAAGCCTATCCTAGAACATGGCGTATATGGTATAGGATGAACAGAAGATGTGAACAAAACGAAAAAAATTACGTTGACGTTGAAGTAGTGGACGAATGGAACTACTATGAATCAGGAGAGCAAGGATTCATAAACTTCTTTGACGAAATGGGTCCTTGTGAAGATCCTAATCTATCAATTGACAGAATAAACACATTTGGACACTATGAGCCAGGCAACTGTCGTTGGGTAACAAAGGATATACAGGCAAACAATACCAAGTTCCACACAACACATCCAAGAGGCAAGTTGGTAAAAGTAGCATTAAAAAATGGTATAACAAGAAGCACATTCTATCAAAGATGTAGACGTGGTTGGAACCATGAAGATGCCGCAAATATCAAACCCTACCTGGGTAACAGATACAAGGATCACCTATGCGAGTAAACACTGAATTTGACCCCTATCAAGAACTGATAGAATTAAAAAACTTTGCCAAGGCGGCTGACCAGCACCTAAGCAATTTACTACAAAATCAAAAACAATTTATCCAAGCAATAAACAGTCAAACAGACAGGATAAGTGCCTTGGAAAAAAGAATAGAACTAATGGAGAAAATGAATGAAACTGCCAGAAAGAAATGATAGATATATTTTACCAACAGCAACATTGGTTGGAAGTATATTATTACTGTCACACATTTTAGGATACATAGGCAATTGGTGGGCATTGTTGTATGTTCCTTTATTGTTTATAGGACACAGTTATGAATACAAAGATCTAAGGTTATGGCCAAAAAGCAACTCGCAATAATAGGCAACGGTCCGAGCAGAGACATTTACCTTAACAAAGGATTTAAGGGTGATGTCTGTATCTGTAACATACCGCAGATAGACGTGCCGTATGATTACATTTCTATTGTTGATAGAAAGGCAATGGATTACATACACAACAACAATTTAAAATTTAACAAACCAATACTAACCACACCACAGTTACAAAAAGAAATACAAAAATACAACATTAAAACTGATGGATGTTTTACTAGAAAATTAATGAATAGTGCCGCAACGGCGGCTTTCTATTTTGCGACTACCAATGAATATGATATGATATGGTTGTTTGGTTGTAATGCCTTGTGGAGTGAAACAACCACAAGCAGTCAGGATGAACTTATTCCTAGACCTAAAAGGCAAAGCAACTTACATAACCAATGGAGAGGACATTGGAAAACAGTTTGGGAAACAGGTAAAAACTTTATTATTGTTTACCCATATGGAGAAACACCTGAGGACTATGGAAAAAATGTTGTGTGGTATACATCTAAAGAAAGAAATTGAACATTATATAAGAAATGTTTTAACAAAGCCAAGGAAACAGATAGGCGATATGCCTATTTGTCCTTTTGTTAAGAAATATCTTGACAAAATCCATGTGGTTACAACTGAAAATTATGAAGGCACAATGACAACTGCCTGCGAAATGCTACATCCATTAGGGTTTGAAGCAGTAGTTATAGGTGGCCCTATGGTTGACTATGATGATATGCGTAAGATAGTAACAAAATTCAACAAGAAATACAAAAAACGTGATATAGAAATACTACATATGGGTCCGGACACTGAAGAACCACCATTACCTTTTGATTATAACTTTGAACATTCGCCCTTGGTTGTTATACAACGCAAAAGCACACTACACAAGGCCCGTAAAATCCTTGAAAGTAGAACAAAATACTATGATTATTATAAATAAAGTATAGGGAACAAAAACCAAGGAGAGTTTAATGACAATTACATTAAGACAGGAGTCAGACTCAAGAGCAACCACAAAAGGTTCTGCTTTAACATTTACAGAACTTGATAATAACTTTAAGGATATCTTAGACAGGGCGACTCTAATAGTTGAAGACTCTACCAACACAACAGCATCAATTGGCACAGCATCGCCAGAATTAAAAATTACAGGCACTGGATCAATTAGCACAGCAGTTACAACTGATTCATTAGGAGGCGGTGTATTAACCATTGCTTCAACTGCCATAACAGATATACAAAATGACAGTTCACCACAGTTAGGTGGCAACCTAGATGTCAATGGACAGCAAATTGTTTCTGTATCAAATGGCAATATTGTTTTAACACCAAACGGAACAGGACAAGTCCAAACAACGAATTTACGTTATGATGAAGACATACATGACCTAGGAACAACAGGCGGAACAATTACACCTGATGTTGCTAATGGCAATGTTCAAACAATTACGTTAAACAACAATTTAACTTTCAATGCTTTTAGTAATCCTATAGCAGGACAAAGTTTAACATTGGTTATAGATACTGACGGAACAGGAAGAACATTAACTTCAACTATGAAGTTTGCGGGTGGCACAAAAACTTTATCAACTACAGACACATTTGATATAATGACTGTGTTTTATGATGGCACAAGATATTATGCTAACCTTGTAGTAAATTATAGTTAGGAGATATAGATGCCAATAGGATTTGGAAGAAGCGTATTTGGTAAATTAGCAGTAGCACCAGCAGGGCCTTCATTAAGAAACCATACAGTTACAGCACGTGGTAACACCATTGGATGGCCTAGACTGTTAAGACAAAGCGGCTCAACAGTTCTTGCCGCTCCAACAACATTAAGCACATCAGTGGCAAAGTTTGATGGCACAGGTGATGCTATTCATGTTCAACCAGAGAATGCTGGAGATTTTGTATTCACTGGACAATTTACATTTGAATTTTTCTTTTTGTATGAACAAACAGTTGGCAGTGGAGCAAGTGCTACATTAATTTCAAACAGACTAGACACAAGTGGTATTGCGGCAACAGACTTCTTTATATTATGGAGAAACTTTGATGACAAACTACAGATTTACACACCAGACCTCCAGGTAGCGGCGGCAACAGGAACATTAGCAGAAGACACATGGCACCATGTAGCATTGTGTAGAGACGCAAGTGGTAACCAAAGTTTATTTGTAAATGGCACAAGAGAACAAACTGTGGCATCATCTACAAATCCTATAGGACTATCAGGCAGTAGAGAAGCATTTGGATTAGGTGGATTTGTAAATGGATCCGGAACAGTATCACTTCCTTTCAACCAAGGCACAAATGGTTACATGGATATGATAAGAGTTTCAGACACAGATAGATATGGAGCAAGTAACAGTTCAATAACAGTTCCTACAACAGGATTTACAAATGACAGTAATACTAAATTTTTAGTTGACTGTAATGTAAGTGAACAAGCAAATAACTTCCAAGATGAAAAATTTGAAGACAGAAGAAGTGTTGGTTGTTACATTGGATCATTCCATAGCACCATATCCAACCTTGACGCTTTAAGCAATACACAAAGCAAGTTTGGAACAACGTCATTACAACTTACTGGTAGCACAAATGAAAGTTTCGCGGCATTTGGATATCAAAATCCAGGCACTGGTGCGTTTACACAGGAGTTTTTCTTTTATCCAACTACATTAAGTGGTAACCAACCTATATTTGGAGCAATGAATGATAGTCAAACAGCACAATTATGGTTTTTACAAAGCGGAACTTTAGCATTATACATGAACAACGCCAACAACACAAGTTGGGGCGTAGTGTCAGGCAATGGTTTTGGAACTGCTAACGTAAACCAATGGAACCACGTGGCTTTATGTAGAACAGGTGATAATTTAGAACTGTTTATGAATGGAGCAAGAGGCAACTCAGACACACCAATCAGTCTTTCAGCAGGATTAGACCTAGGTGCTGGCAACTATCAAAACAACACATTTCAATCACCTTCGCCAGCAACTGGCGTAGAAGGTTATCGTCAAAATGTATTCACAATGGGCAAGGTCCAAGGATCAACTACTAATTCAACAGGATTTTTTGGACCAATTAGAGTAAGCAGTTCAGCAAGATACACAGGCTCTAGTTACACCGTGCCTACATCGAATTTTACAAATGATGCTGATACACTATTCATTGTTACAATGGACGGAACAAACGGTGATAGAGATATAATTGACGCTAACACATAGGAGATACAATGGCAACAGTAAAAGTAGAAATTAAAGTTTTACCAGATGATGATTGGACAGAAGCAGAGGTTGAACAAGCAGATGGACAAACATTACATGATGCTGTCAAGGACGCAGGTTACACTCAACATTTCTTTAGATTGAAGGAGGAATAATAATGGCAACATGGCCTAAGAACAACAAAGCGTCTACGCAATATGTTGATGAAGATACAGATTTAATTGGCAACAGCAGGGCAGACCTTAAGAAAAACATAGACAATGTCAATGACATCATTGATACGTTTGACCTAGGTGGAGACAGTTCAGGCCAAATAGCAGATGGTGACATATTACAATACCAACAGGACAGTGGCGGTGGAGGAAGATTTGTTCCTTTGTCCGCAGATCAATTGGGTGGTTCAAACACCTTGTTGGTTCCTTTTACTGGCTGGGTGGTAAACAACTGGAGTGGTATTACTTCTGGTTTCAGAGCAGGTGATAGTTCTGGCAATAAACACAACTTTGATAGGATGGCACTATTAGGTGGTGCTTATTACAAACGTGATCCAGCCGCGGCTGGAGACCTTGATCTTGTTGCTTCAGAAGGCACAGTTTTTAACAGCATAAGCGGAGCAAGTGTAACAACAGCAACGCCTACACTAAACAAACCAACAGGTTATTCAATAACTGGAACCAACGTAAACATTACAATTACAAGTGGTATTGCTACCAATTCAGGAGGAACGAACGCACAACTAAACGCAGGTGGCACCAATGATAGTATTGTTAGCGGATCAAGTAAAAATGTTATGTTTGGTGAAGGTTATGAAAGTTACATAACACTACCAGCAGGCAATTATTTCCTTAAAATGATTTCAAGATATGATGCTGAATACAGTGATGCCGTCCACCACGCAAGAGCAGAAGTTTTAAGCAGTGGCACTCAGTTAGAAGGAAATGCTGAACCTTTCATAATGAACTCATCCGTTAGAAGTGTTGATATGTGGATCTACAACAAAACAGATGACACATTCATAACTGACCCTAATTTTTTATTTGGAGAGCAAGGTTATGTTACAAACACCTTTACAGATTTGGACCAAGTAACAACAGGATCGCAAGGGCAAAGATTTACACTAACAGGCACAAAACAAATTATGATATGGACAGGAGTAAACACACAACCTGGTTCAAACGTAAATAATGGTAATACTGGAGGCGGAGATACTAATAAGGATTTCTTAGGTTTCCTTCTAAGCCAGGCAACTACTTTGTCAGGCGATGTAGTTGATGTTGGGGGCAATACTAAAGCACAATTCTTTAAGGGCGGAACAGTTTTACCAGCAAGATACGGTTGGGTAACAAGGCTTCCACAGTCTTGGATAGAGATAGTCAAATTTTAGTGTTACTATATCTTATATGCGATTTACCATAAATACTACTGTTATAACAGACAAAAAAACCTTATAAGGAGAACAAATTATGTCAGCGGCATCAAACTACGTTGAAGATAGAACTTTAGACTTTTGGTTAAAAGCAAATTCTACATCAACATCTGCTCCTTCTACAGTATTCGTAGCACTTTTCACAAGTGCGGATTCAACAGGTGGAACAGCAGAAAACCTAGAAGCAGGTATATTAACTAACGAAGTATCAGGATCAGGAACAGCCTACGTAAGGCAAAGTGTAACATTTGGCGCAATTTCAAATGGATCAGTAAGCAACTCAGGAAACGTAACATTCCCAACAGCAACAGCAGGGTATGGAACGGTTACTCACGTTGCTGTAATGGACACTAATTCAACAAGTGATTCAGCAGGTGCGGGTAATGTTTTATATTATGGAGCATTGTCTACAGCCAGAGAAATACTTACAGACGATACCTTTCAAATCACAGCAGGCAATTTGACTATATCTTTGGCATAAGTCACTGAGTAGGGAGCATCCCAAGTGACACAGTATGTTAATGATCCTAGTTATATTGCTGATGATTATATTGCCACAGGTTATGTAGGCACAGATTCAGACGGCTACGTTGCGTCTGGATATGTATCAGGCATAAAACTTGGAGAGGCAAATATAACATCTACAGCCACGATGTCAGTGGACGCAGGAAGTGCCACTGATATAACGAGGCCTATATCATTAACATCAACAGCAACACAAACAACAAACGGCGTAAGAATACGTGAAGGTAGCACAACAGCATCTTCACAAATTGTTGTTACATCAAATGCTGTTCGTGTAAGAAAAGCAACAACAACAATTACAGCAACAGCAACAATGAATGTTGTTGCCAAAAGAACAAGAAACACTTCAGCATCACTATTAGCAAACGTAGGAGGCACTTCATGGCAAAACATGAATACATGGCAAAATCCTACGCAAGAACGTTGGAAAGGTTTTGTTGTAGATGGAGTAAGACGTAAAACAGGTGTCGCTAGAGACGTCCAGGCAACATTTACAGCATCAATTACAACTGCTAACACAATTAGAAGCACAAGTTCTGCTTCTTCAAACTTCTCCGTAGTCGCGAACGGAGTAAGAACTAGACAAGGTGTGTCTAGTATCTTAAGTCAAGCATCAGTAGTAGTAGAGGGCGTAAGGACTAGACAGGGCATAGTTCTTAAGGCTTCTGCTGGTGCGTTGGCTTCAAGTGTTAATAGAATAAGAAACACTTCTAGTTCGATAACAGTTCAACCTGCTTTATTAGTAGTTGGTGAAAGAACTGTTGGTGGTATAGTATTAAAGGCAAGCCAAGTGGCACTATCAGCCACAGCGATAGTATTGGTAAGAGGAGATGCTACACTAACATCTACAGCCAGCATTGTTGCTAGAACAACAGTAGAAGGCAAGGCAACACTTACAGCAACAAACCAATTGGTTTCAGCAGGCTCTGGAACTAGAACATCAACACCAATTGCGGCAAACGTAACAGCCAACTTGTCAGCAACAGGCGGTATGATACGTGGCATGGATGAAACATTTACGGCATTCAACACGGTATTAGGCGCCTTATCAATTTACATAATAGATCCATTTAGGGTTTACCATATAGATTCTGAGTCAAGAACACTCGTAATACAGCCAGAATCTCGCAAATTTAGTGTAAATCAAGAAAATCGTGTAAATAGTATACAAGAAGAAACTAGAAACTATGCTATTGATAGCGAAACAAGACAACTGGTTGTCCAACCCCATAAACTTACAGAAGTTATTGGAAATCCGCTAGATAGGAGAGAAAGTTAATGGCACATACTATAACAGGATTTCAACAAGACAGGGTTGGAGTATTCATTGAAAAAGATCCATTCGCAGTATTGGATTATTCATTAGACTGGACCAACTGGATGCCAAGTAGCAATACCATTTCAGCAATCACAGTCACAGCACAAACAATTTCAGGCGACTCAGCGGCATTAACAATAGACTCATCAACAAACACATCTTATATTGTAACAGCAAGAATCTCAGGCGGCACAGCAGGCAACATTTATAATGTAGAATACAAAATTACTACAAACCAAGGACTTAAAGACAGTCGTAATTTTAGAATCAAAGTCGTAGAGAGACAGGCGTAATGAGTGAACAAAAACAAACAAACAAAAGATACAAAACTATAGATAGAGATCTCGTTTATAGATTGGCCTGTATCCAGTGTTCTGACCAAGAGATAGCAGAAGTAGTTGGAACAACTGTAACAACATTAAGAAAAAGATTTAAAAGCCTTTTAGAAAAAGGCAAGGAAACAGGTAAGCAAAGCCTAAGAAGGGCGATGTGGGAAAAGGCTATGAATGGTGATACCCGTATACAAATATTCCTAAGTAAACAATATTTAGGTATGAAAGACGCACCAGAAGATACGCAGAACACTACACCGCTACCATGGGAAGATTGATATGCCATTGAGCCAAGCACAAAAACAAATATGTGATAGCGCCAAAGACAACCGCTTCGTTGTTTCAGTATGCGGTAGACGTTTTGGCAAAACCCACGTTAGTATGCGTGAGTTGGCAAGAGCCGCATCTATACCACACAGCCAAGTTCAATATGTTGCTCCAAGTTATAGAATGGCAAAGAACATTGTTTGGGATCAATTAAAAAGCAAACTAAAAGAACTACGTTGGATTGATCAAAGCAATGAAGCAGAATTAAAATTAAGATTAAAAAATGGTAGCACAATATATTTAAAAGGTGCTGATAATCCAGACAGTTTAAGAGGTGTTGGATTAGACTTTATTGTAATGGACGAGTTTCAAGACATAGACAAAAGAACATGGACAGAAGTTTTAAGACCTACACTATCTGACAAAGGTGGTAGAGCATTGTTCATTGGAACTCCAAGAGGCGTTGGCAGTTTCAGTCACGAAATGTATACAATGGCACAAGACACAAATGATTGGGCGGCACACACATTTACAACGATAGAAGGTGGACAAGTTCCTGAAGATGAAATAGAACAGGCAAAGAGAGATATGGATTTAAAAACATTTGAACAAGAATATCTCGCAACATTTAACACATACTCAGGCGTGGTATACTACAACTTTAATAGAGACTATACTGTTAAAAAAGCAAATGAATATTCATTACATGAATTACATTGTGGCATTGACTTTAACATTGATCCTATGTCTTGTTCAATTAGTGTTATAGAAGGCAATGAAATACATTTCATAGATGAAATAGTAATGAATGGTTCCAACACTGATGAAGTAGCAGATGAAATAAAAAGACGCTATCCTAAATCAAGAATTATAATGTATCCTGATCCTGCTGGCAGACAAAGAAAAACATCAGCAGGTGGAAGAACAGATATATCAATATTACAAAACGCAGGTTTTCGCGTTCTATATAGAAATAACCATACTCCTGTTAGAGACAGAGTAAACGCCGTGAACGCAAAATTACTAAACACAAAAGGAACACCAAGTTTATTTGTTGATCCTAAGTGTAAACAAATTATAAGTTCATTAGAACGTATAGTATATAAACCGGGAACATCCGTTATTGACAAGGATGGAGATTTGGATCATATGGGGGACGCAGTAGGTTATCTCGTAGACTACCTATATCCAATCCGCACTGACTATGAAACATCAACACCGCAGAGATGGACATTTTCAGGTTCAAATAACAAAACAAGGAGTTGGAGATAATGCCATCTATTAGAGACAGAGTCATTAAGGGTGATAAGCGTTATGCCGTTGATTATATTGTTGAGGCGCATGATGCCTTCAAACATTATCTCAACCGCTGGCAGTTCTTAGGTGATTCATACACAGGTGGTTATGAGTATTTCTTAGGCAGATACTTAGAACCATATCATTACGAATCAAGAGATGATTACGAAAAAAGATTAAGACAAATAGGCCTAGACAATCATGTAAAAAGCATTGTTGGAATATACAACTCATTCTTGTTTAGAAAAGACGTAAAAAGAGATTTGGGCAACTTGGAAAATGCGCCAGGCATAAACGCATTTATGAAAGATGCTGACCTAGACGGAAGAAGTTTTGATAGTTTCATTAGAGAGATGAGTGCCTTAAGCATGGTATATGGTAATGTTTGGGTAATCATTGACAAGCCAAGCATACAG